ATTACGACTTCTTTTATATTATTTAAAAATTTAGATAGCTGTTCTTCACTAACATTAACTTTCTTTTTATAAGTAAGATTAACAAGTAACTTATTTATATCTGGAATTAATGTATCTAAACTTTTAGTGTGTTTCTTTCCAGTTGTTTCCAATTTTATATTCTCCTGTTAGTGAACAACGAAGACCTAACTGGTCTCCTGCATCCACGATTGATTGTACTGCTAGTTTACCAAAACTATCAGCTTCTTCCTCTTTAACTTGATATTGAAATTCATCATGCACATTAGCAACTGGTATAGCTGTAAGACTATGTTGTTGTATGTACTCTTCTAATAAAACAAGAGCTTTCTTCATAGCTATAGCACCACCACCTTGAACTAAAGTGTTAAGGGCGGAATGCCTTTGTCTGATGATGAGTTTTCTTTGGTCAAGTCCTTTGAGGAAACCCTTGCGAGTAGCGATGTCCACTCTTTCTCGTAATCTTGCAAGACTTGGGAGACGCTTGAGAAATCTTTCTTTAATCTGTCTTCCATAACTCTCAGACCTTCCGCAGATAGTTCCGAGTTTTTTGTTACCTGCCCCATAAATGAACGCATAGATAAATGTCTTTGCAATATCTCTGCTTTCCAACCCTGCAAGAGTTTGATTTGTAGTGTGTATATCTCCATTAATGACTTCATTTATATATTCCTTATCATTCATATAGTGGGATAATACTCGTAATTCTAAACCACTTGCGTCAACTCCCACTAATTTATATCCGCTTGGTACTACCCATAATTCCCTGCATTCATTTCCATAAGGAGAGTACACAGCAGGGATTTGTGCCATATTGGGCGATGAATGGCTCATTCGTGATGTGATAGCCCCATTGGTTATCACTTTACCATGTACTCTCCCATCATCTTTTACTGCTTCAATCCATGACTCTATCATAGCCACTCTTTTTTGCAATAAAAGAAACTCGTTAATCAATTCCGCTTCCGGAATATCTTTTATCTCTGATAAAACTTTCTCATCAACTATTGCTTGTCCATGTTCAGTAAACTTTTGAGGTTGCCAACCAAGATTAATTAATCGTTGTCCTATCTGTTGTCTTGAACCAAGATTAAATTCTTGATATGAAACTTTAGTAAATGGTACTCCTTTCTTATAACCTCTTGCTTTATTGTTTACCTTTGGTGTAAAAGTTTCTTCAATCTTTATTGGTTTAAATGTTTCTCTAACTTTATTTTGAACTTCATCTATCTTATCTCGTAACCTCGCAAGAAAAATATGTGCTTTTACATTATCAATAAGAAATCCATTTGATATTTGTTGTTCAATTATTCTAGCTACATCATGTTCAAGTTGAATAGACTGTTCAGAAAATCCTCTGCTCTGTCTCATTAATAAATTGTAAACTTGTATTAATAATTTAACATCACGAATACAATACCTTAACATTTCTGGACTGAACTTTGTAAAGTCATCGAAGTCAAACTTCTTGTATCCAAACTTTAAACCAAATGCTTTTAACTTATGTCCTCCTTCTCTTACTGGATTAAATAATCTTGATAAGATTAATGTATCAGTAACTTTTCCAACCTTAAATAAATCAACACCAAGAACTTTATTAATAACTGGTGCGTCAAAACCTATGATGTTGTGTCCAATAAACTCCGAATAATTACTCGCAACATCCTTAAATTTATGAATATCATCCTCAGTATAATGTATAACATTGCCCTTATCACAAATAGTAACCAAGCAAAAAATTTTATTGGGTAATGAACCATTAATCCTAGGTGTCTCGATGTCAAGAAATAGTTTAGCCATTGTTTACTCCTAAAATTTATCGTCTGCATTATCATTTTCTGTAGGTTTCTCTGTTTCATGTAACCGCCCAGTATCCTTATCATAAAATAAATAAGTTGCAGGTCCAGTCATACCTACAAATCTATTCTTTAATACTCTTAAAGATGTTGTATTTCGAATAACCTCATTGTCATTCTGTGCGTCTCTCTCTAATCCAATAACCATATCAGATAGTTGAGCAATAGAACCACTACCTCTTAGTTGAGACAGCGATGTAACTGCTCCCTCTTCATGTCCTTTTCCATCCGGTCTTTTAAGATGAGAGACAATGAGCAAAGCCATATCTGTTTCTTGTACAAGTGTACGAAGCTTTGTCATAATTTCATCTAGTCCTTTTCTTTCATCCCCATATTCTTGTGATGATACAACCATACTAATATGGTCAAGAACTATAAACTTACAATCTAATGCCTTTGCCATATATCTAACTCTTGATATAATATTATCAACAGAATTAGAACCAAAGTGATTATAGAAATAAAATCTACCAGAGCCAATAGTCTTATTAAAGTATTCTATCTTATCATCTTTACTTAATGTAATGTCTGGTCTTCTTAGAGGTAAGTTTGCTTCAACACCCATGATGTCAAGTGCTGTTATCTTTGGACTTTCCTCCAGCATAATCATACCTATGTTTTGTTCAGTAGTTTTATAGATATGATAAACTAATTCTTTTAATACAGAAGTCTTACCTAATCCTGTACCTGCTGTAAAAGTTACTAGCTCTCCACTACGAATACCATAAGTTAATTCATCTAAACCTTTCCAACCATAGTCTGTTCGTGATTTAACAACAGGTTCTAATACTTCATCAAGTAATGTAGAACCTTTTATAATTCCATCCGGTGCGTGAACAGGTGCATTCCACCAACACTTAGTATACGCTTCAGACTTTCCGGCACGAACCATATCGTTTGCGTCTTTGTATTCCTCTGGTAGCTTAACTATCTTTGCCTTTGCAGGACTAAATAATTCTGCTACTTTTTTACTAGCTTCTCTTCCTATCTCATCATTATCAAAATTAATAACAATATTTTCAAACTTATCAAGCCAAGTATAACTTTTCTTAATATCTTTTATAGCAGAAGCTACACCATTTTTAATACTAACAACACAAGATTTATTACCGAGCATTTGATAGGCACTCATTGCGTCTATCTCTCCCTCAGTTATGGTCACATACTTGCCACCATTAAATAAATGTTGACCAAATAATCCTGCATTTGTTGTTGAACCTACGATAGAGAATTGTTTATCTTTTACATATCTAGTTTTTGTACCTATCATTGTACCTCTATCATCGTAGTATGGATAGATATGTTTTTGTGCTAAACCATTACCATTAAAGACAACTTTAACTCCATACTTTTTACAAGTATCTTCTTTTAATCCTCTGTCTTTTATTGATGATGATACTCCGGTATGATAACCAAAGTCTGCTACATTTGTTGGTTGTGTTAATTGCATTTTCTCGCCCCCTTGTTTTTCTATAACCATGTCCTCTTCATCTGGTGGGAAGTAGTTTTCACAAGCAAAACAATAACTACTACCATCTTCGTTAATGCTTCTTGCGTCACTACTCCCACAACTATTACAAGGAACATGGTACTCTACAAAATTTGATTTGCTTTCTTCCATGTCTCGCCCTTTCTATAGATTAAAAGTCTTCCCCATTTTCTTTGTCAGATGTAAAGCCCTCTGCTACATCAAAGTCCTCGCCATAAGGAACTAAATCAAGAACTTGAACTGCTTGTAGGTCTAAGCTTTTACCACTCTTACCTGCAAATGTCCACTCAAATTCTTTATAAAGAACTTTAATTTGTGAACCATTACCTACCAATACATCAATAGGATTTTTCTTTGCGTCAACAAGTCTTGGTATCGGATTTTTTGTTCCGTCATTTCTTGCAACTTTTCTTTTAAGCTTAATGATATTACCTCTATCATCAGTCTTAACTGTGACCCCTCTGCTTTTAAATTCATCAGCAGTCTTATCATCAATGGCTAAGTCCACTTGATAAACTGGGTCGAATGTTGTATTGGGTCTAGTAATAGCACACCAATATGCTTTTCCTTCTACTGTTGGCATAATGCCCTCCTTTATTTAATTTATTTAATTACCTATATTATATCATACTTCTTGCTTCAAGTCAAGAAAATAAATTAACTTGGGTGTGTTTTATACTCACGATGTCAAT